TGGATTACTAAACACACCTCAGTCCCTGGTCGTAACACTTCCACCTTTACCGACAAGATTGCCGAGGTAACAATCACCAACAGCAAAGGCAACGTCAACGGCATCGCCGATCAGGCCGGTGTCCTCGGCCTCGTCTACGGCAACCGCGTCAAGCAAATGCCCGGACGCATCCGCCACTTGCTCCAGCTCGACATCAACAAGTTTAACAACAAATCATAACCATGGGCACCAAATCCATCCGTCACATCGTCGAGGCCACCGTCGCGACCTACCTCTCGACCCAGACCGGGCTGACCACCGTCACGTTCCTGACCGGGGACAACGCCGCGACCCAGACCCTGCCGAAGGCCGTGGTGCTCTGCGAGTCCGCTCGGGCACCATCCGACCTCCCCGAAGGCGAAGGCAACTTCTCCTGCTCCGTCCGCATCACCCTGTTCTCGAACGCCGACGACACGACCCTCGCCGATCACCGCGCCCGCTGCGCCGCCCTGTCCGGCAATATGCGTGACCTGACCAGCATCAAGGCGGCCTTCGTCACCTCGACCGACGCGGCCTGTTATGACGTCACGATGCAGTCCGAAGACGAGGGCATCGACGAGCGCTCCTGGGCGACTTCCTTCTCGTTTGACGTGCTGGTGGTCCTGCCTGCCTAAGCCAATTCCAAAGCCTGCAATTACAAATGGCCGCCATCTCCACCGGAACGACCTGCATCTACGGAATTGCGGGCACTGTCACGAACCTCTTTGTGCAGTCCTACAGCCTCTCGTCCTCCTTCAACGCTGACGTCACCGTGGTCGACGAGACGGGCATCACCAAGACCCACCGCATGGACGACCGCAAAAGTGAGATCACGGTCGAAGGCATCGCCAAGACCTCGACCATGCCGGTGCTCGGTGGCACCTTGGCCTTCACGGTCAACACCGCCTCCGCCTATCCCGCTGGCGCGGCTTCGGTTTCCTTCTCCGGCGTGATTACTAAGATTGACGACAAGGGCTCCAATAAGGGCTTCACGTCCGTCTCCATCACGGCCATCGATTACGAAGGTATCACGCTTTAATTGACACCCCCGAAAGGGGGACAGTCTAGAGGACAGTGGATCGTCGCTTCCTCAACGCCTACGTCGACCCGGCTCCCTTCAAGGTTCTGGGTCGAACTCTTTACCCATGGTGCCTCAAGTATCGGGTGCGTCTGATGGCCTTTGACTCCCCGCTGGTCGCCGACTCCCGCGGCATCACCCCTGCGGACCTTATCTTTGCCTGCCAAGTATGCGCCGAAGAACCCCTGGGCGGAGTTATCGGCTGGGTCGACAAGCTGCGCATCCTAAGCCTTCAGCGTAACCCTGCCAAGTTCGAGCGCCTGCTGGAAGCCTTCGCCGGTTATATCCTCGTCCAGGACTGGCCGAAGTTCTGGGAGCAGACCAAGACCAAGTCAGGGGGCGGTGACAAGGGGGTGCCTTGGCCGCTGTCCATCGTGGCCAACCTGATTGCGTCTGGCATCCCTGAGCAGCGCGCCTGGGAGATGCCCGAGTGTCAGGCCATCTGGCTTAATTCCGCCCTGGCTATCCGTAAGGGTGCCGACGTCTCGATCATGTCGCCCGAGGAAGAGGCCTTCATGGCCGAAGAGGAAGCCAAGGAGGCCGCAGCGGCTGCTTCCAATCCTGCAAAGGAAAGCACCCCCTGACATGGCCCAAGACCTGACAGTCAACATCAAGACGACCTCCGACGTTCCCCAGGCTATGGACAAGGCCAAGTCGGCAACAGTGTCCTTCTCCAAACAGATTGAGGACATTCAGAAGAAGTTCAGCACAGGCTTTAAAGACATCTTTCTAGGCTTCACCGCTCCGATGGTGCTAATCCAAGGTGCGATTTCATACATTTCCAAGTCTATTGAAGAGGCTAAGCGCAACGCCAAGGAAGGTCTCGACCTTATGGCGACAGGCGAGAGTCGCTTCAATACCTCAGAAGAGTCACGGGCCGCTGCGTTCTTCAAACGTAAGAAAGAGTTAGAGGACGAAAAGAAACTAGTAGATGCTGGCAAATCAGAAGTGACCCGCCAGATCTTAAAGAACGAAGGGGGCATGTTTAAAGACTTTGAACTCCCCGAGCAGTTCCAGCGTCAGCTTCGTGCCGGGGTGTCGATGGACACACTTTCTCAAGACAAAGAAGTTCAGCGTCTGGCGATGGAGTATTTCAACAAGACCGCAGACGGCAGGAAACTACTCGAGTCGCTCGGCCCTGAAAAGGCAGGAGCAAAGGCCGCAGACTTCAAAGGCCCAGAAGGCTTTGGCAACGTGATCGGCGTCGGACCCAATCCGGTCATGGAGGCCATGAACGCCCAGCTCGAAGAAGCCAAGAAGCAGACCGCCGCCCTTGAGCGTATCGCCGCGGCAACGCCTGGAGCCCTTCCCGCAGACTTTACCAAAACCGCAACAACCTAACTTATAACCATGGGACGCGTAGAAACAGGCAACGACCTAGTCGCAGGGCTTCTCCAGCCAGGCTGGAAAGTATCATATGACGGCTATGGCCTCCAGACTTGCACCGCGACTTACAAGTCCGACAGGTTCGGCTCCTTCGCGTATATCGAGCGCGGCAGCTCTTTTTCTGAGATTGGCTTTACCAACCTCAAGCAGCATAAGTCCACCATCTCTTTCGACTCGCTTGGCATCGCCACTGCGACAGTGGACTATGTCGGCATCGAGCTTACCTGTAACAGCGGCCTACGCACTGAACCTCAAGTCAGCGGATCGCAGGGGCTGACGTCGGAAAACATCACGACCCACCCTAACTTCTTCGAGCTGGCTACTGGCTTCTCTGGAACACCTATTGCTGGCGTCGGAACGGGTGGCACGCTGGCGACGCCTGCTTACCCTGCTGTCGCCGGAACTAATCCTGTCGAATATACCGGCAACAACGGCGCCACGTTTGAACTAGCCACGGGCCGCAAGTTCCTCGGTTTCAAGAAGGCTGAGTCTAAGGACTTCTACGGTAAGACGAACTATCTCGCCCCGCAGACATCCTTCTCCGGACACTTCTACACTACGCAGTCTGCCACCGTCCAGGGCATGATTGCGCGAGTCGGCAAGACCTCCGGCGACGGCTCGTTCCTAACTATCGACCTTCTGCCTGCCTACATGGGCTCGACCTTCACAGTAAGCGGTAAGAACCAACTGCTGTTGGCTCAGGTCAATACCGAGGACTACGGCAGCCTTTACAAGGTGCAGTATGAAATCCGCTATAACCGCGAAGGCTACGTGGCCTCTGTCTACGCTCCTGCCTGATGAAGATTCAACCTGGAGTCGGCTATAACTTCGACTCGTCCAGCAAGGGCTTTACGCTGGATATCTCTGATCCGTTTCCGAGTCGGGACGGCGCCACAACGACGCACCCGTTTAAGATCGTGAACGTCGCCCTGCGGACTTCGGGCGGCGCCACGACCGTCACCTATCAGGTCCAGTCGGGCACCATCAATAACCTCGTCCCACTGATTGACGACTACGTCAGTGGTACCGAGGTCAAGTTAGACCGCGTCACGTCTGGGGTGGCCAACCCTCCGACCGGGGAACTGGTCTCGTCTAATTACGACGCCACGACCAAGACTTCTTACATCACGCTCCGGGCTGGGCCTAAGACTGCCTCCCCTTACACCTACCCTGACGACGACGATACGAGCAACCAATACCCAGTAATTATTGGCGGCAATGTGGCACCTTCTACCCCCGACAGCGACACCTGGGGCTTCCTCGTCATCGGCACGATCACCGTGGACAACATAACGACCCCGACTACCTTCACGGTAAACCAGAACGTCACCGGCTCGCTCTGGGCTGACCGCATCAAGGTCAACGGCATGACCGCCAAATACTATTACGCCCGCATCTGATGGGCGTCCTGATCGGAGCAACGGAAGCCAACTCCACTTGGGGTCGCAACCGCACGCCCGTCTTCAGCACCTACTTCGGCATCGCCGGCGGAGCCCATAACAACGTCGCGACGGACGGATGGGCCTCAGAGGCCAACACCTTCTTCCGCTGCGCTCAGTGGTGGAACTTTGTCAGTTGGACGGACTCGGGCGGCACCCCCCAGACAGGCTATCAAGGCCCCCTCGCATTCCCTGGCTCGCCTTTCCCTGCCTCGTCTGCCTTCTATGTCGGCGCCTATAACACCGACCCGGCAGAGACCTATGCCCCGAACTACCTCGACGACGTGGAGGTCCAAGCGACATGGGTAGGTCGGGACGTGGTCATTGACGCGACGACCTACACGATGGCCTACTCGGCGCTTAACGGCGTCACCGGGTCTTTCCAGACGATCACGAGCTCGACGGACGTGGTTTCCTTCGACCTCTGACCCCCCCTTCCAATCGGGGCAAGGTTAAGACCCGATGAGCTGCACTAATCAAGTAACCGTCTCGCAGGGTAACACCTTCGCCTGCACCTTTACCTGGACGCCCGGGGCGACGGGTCCGGCCAACCTCCTGACGACGACCATCAGCTCGTCCCTCGAAGACCGCCAGAACAACGTCTACGCGATGACGGTGACCAAGGCCGGAGACGGCCTGTCCTTCACGGTGACCTACCCGGGCTCGACCGCTGACTGGGCTATCGGCCTCGGCAAGTGGGACATCAAGTTCGTCTTCCCGGGCTCGACCATCTCGCGCACCGAACTCTTCCGCGTCAACGTCATCGACTCCGTCACCGTCTAAGCCATGCCCGACGCGACGATCACCTCGACGGCTTCGACCTTCGGGACCATCTCGGGGGTATTCTCCGCTGACCAGTCCACCATCTCGGGCACCATCTCGGGCATCGTCCCTGGCACCCTGACGGGTAGCGTCGGCGTCCCCGGCCCTGCGGGAGCCCCTGGCGTAGGCGTCCCTGCTGGCGGTACGGCTGGGCAGTTCCTGACCAAGATTGACAGCACGAACTACAACACCGACTGGACGACGGTCAACCTGTCGGTCTACGCAGTTAAGGCTAACAACCTCTCAGACCTCCCCTCGGCTCCTACGGCGCGCACTAACCTTGGCCTCGGCTCTCTGGCGGTAGTCAACGACGCCCCCTCGGACGGATCGCAGTACGCTCGAAAGAACGCCGCGTGGGAAGTAGTCACGACCACCCCCGACTTCATCTCCAGCGTCTCGTCGCCCCTGTCGGTCACGACCGGGAACCTCACGGTGGACCTGTCGGCTTACGCGCCGCTGGCCAGCCCAGTCTTCACGGGAGACGCCCGGGCAGTCACCCCGACCTTCGGCGACAACGATACCTCCCTCGCGACGACCGCCTTCGTCCAGGCTGCTCTCGCTGGTGGCACGGCGGTCGCCCGCGACCTAGAGGTCGAAGTCCGCAACCAGTCCGGCTCGACGATCGCGGCTGGCTCCATCGTCTACATCAGCGGGGCCACGGGCAACAAGCCCCTAATCACGCTGGCCCAGGCTAACAACGACGCGAACTCCGCCCAGACCATCGGCTTCGTCAAGACGGCCATCGCTAACAACGGCACGGGCTACGTCATCGTGCGCGGCGAACTGGAGAACATCGACACCTCGGCGCTGACCGAAGGCGTGCAGCTGTACCTCTCCCCGACGACCGCTGGCACTTGGACGACTACCAAGCCGTCCGCTCCCCAGCATCTCGTCTACGTCGGCATCGTCATCCGCTCGCACCCGACCCTCGGGACTATCCTCGTCGCGGTCCAGAACGGCTATGAGCTCGAGGAACTGCACGACGTGGCCATCGGCACGCTGGCCAATAACGACCTCCTGGCTTACGAGTCCTCGACCGACCTCTGGAAGAACAAGACCTTCAGCGCCCTCGGCCTGCTGACCTCGGCTGACGCGGCGAGCACCTACTACCTTCAGACCAACCCTGCTGGCTATCAGACTGCGGCACAGGTAAGCACGGCTCTCTCGCCTTATCTGCTCAGTGCTACGGCCGCCAGCACCTACTTCACGATCGCATCGGCTGCGGGGAAGGCGAACCTATCGGGTGCCACGTTCACAAACGACATCCTTGTTTCTAGTTCTCCTGATACTACAAGCATCGGCGCAGGCATCCTAGGGATGTCTAGCACCGCAAACTCGTACGTGCTGACGCTTTCGACTGCCGCCGGGTATCCTCAGATTTTCTTCAACGGCCCGACGGGCATGAGCACGCAGACCGTGGCCTACCCCGGCCCGACTGGCTTCCTGCTCAAGGCCGATAACCTAAGCGGTCTGGCGAACACCGGCACGGCCCGCACGAACCTCGGCCTCGGCACGATGGCGACCGCCACAGCTGCGGACTACTCGACGACCACTGTGGCGAATGGGCTCTACTATCCTCTAAGCGGGAACCCTTCGTCTTTCCTGGTCGCCGCCGACATCGCCGGCAAGGCCGACCTCGCAAGTCCGACGTTTACTGGCGTCCCACTTTCAACGACCGCCGCAGTCGATACGAACACCACCCAGATCGCCACGACCGCATACGTCGTCGCACAGGCCGCGTCCGCTACCCCGCTGGTCAACGGCACTGCCGCCGTGGGAACCTCCTTGCGCTACGCCAGGGCTGACCACGTCCACGGAACCGATACGACGAGGGCCGCTGTAGACTCTCAGACCTTCACCGGCACGCCCTCCCTGCCGACTGGGACGATCGGCGTCACGCAGACCGCTGGCAATAATACCACGGCGCTGGCTACTACGGCGTTTGTCACGACTGCGGTTCCGGCGTTTGCGACTGCGGTTCAGGCCATCACTAAAACATCTTCGACGACTAGTTTAAATCCTTCGGTCTTTAATTTCGCATCAGCTCAAGGAATGTCTACGAGGTTTGAAGGCTTAAATAGCACTTCGATAAGCGGCTCTGGCCAAATTAGCGCTGGATATAATTGCTGGAGAGAGATGTACACCACCACAACTGCTTCGGTAGGTCGTGGCGGTTGGTACGCTGGTGTTCCTGGCGTCTTGTCTGTATTTTCAAGCCGTGCTCATGAGCTTAGGGTCGATTTCTCAAAGAAGATTTGGCTGTTTGGTCGGTTTGGTTTTACCAATTCTGGCTATCTTGGAGATGCAAATACGACAGCACGCATCACGGTTGGAGGCTATACTGCCGCAACAACTGGAGCTATGACAACCTTTGGCATTGGACTTAGCAAACTAGGAGGTGTCGCAAGCTTCATTAATCTGATCGTGCACAACGGGAGCACGCAAACCGCTGTTGCTACTACTAAGGCTCTGGCCCTAAGCCAAGTCACCGACTACGTCATTTACTCTGACGGCTCTGGCAATGTATCACTTTACCTAGACGGAGTCCTGGAGGCAACGACCTCGGCAGGCCCTACGGGTGTTACCGCAAACAACGGCGGCCTTTATCGTGAGCAAGTTGAGGCTACGGCTTCGGCTGGAGTCAGATACCTGATGCGTTGTTTTGCTGGAGGAATTATCTTAGAAGCATGATTACTTACAAAATATCCATGGTCGGCGCGGTGCTTTCAAATCCTTACGAACTGCTGGCCGCCGTCTTTCCGCAGCGTGATGGCGAACCCGCATCCTCTGACGGAGCCAGCGTCATCGTCACCTTCGACTCACCGCAGACCCCAGTCGACCTCGGCCCCCTCGTCAAAGTCGAACTCTTACCCAACGAATAACACCACCATGATCACCCACCTCCTCGCCCTCCTCGTCGGCTTCGTCGCCGGTGCCCTCGTCATGCGTAAGCACAAGGCTAAGGCCGACACGCTGGAAGCCAAGGGCCGTCAGGCCCTCGACGCCCTCAAGGGCCGCGAATAAGCCGTGCGACTGTTCCTGGTCATCGCCGTCCTGGCCCTGACCGGGTGCAGTCTGTTCCGCAAGGGTGACGCCCTGCCGCCCCTGCCCGTCCAGCCGCCAGCCCCGACCAAGCCTGACGCCGTCGCGACCCTAGGCAAAGACCTCGACAAGACGGATCACCGCGTAGGCGCTGCGCTCGTGGCCATCGAGCGTAACGCCGATAAGGCCAAGGTCGTCGTGGCTGAGTCTCGCCTAGCCCAGTCCTATCTGCCCGCCCCACCCGAGGCCGACGTCGCCTTCGCCATGGCTAGGGCTACCAAGGCCGACCCCATCGACTACGCCAAGCAGATGGAGTTTGGACGCAAACTCGCCACCGCCGTAAACAAGGCGTGGGAACGACTAGAGGCCGACCAATCTGAAGCCAAGAGGGTGTCCGATTTAAAGGATGCCCGCATCAAGGAGCTGCAAGCCGAGGTCGAGCGCGTGAAGAAGGACGCCTCCTCCCAGACATGGACGCTCGTCGGTGCCGGCCTCGCCGTAGTCGGTGCGTTGACGACCGCCTTCATGGGCCCTCGCATCGGTCTGCCCCTGCTTCTCTGTGGAGCCTTCTGCGGATCGGTTCCCTTCATCATCGACTCGCCCTGGTTCGAGTATGCCGCCGGGGCGACCCTCGTCATCTCCTGCGGACTCGGCCTCTGGTGGCTCACTGACCGCGTTAGGGACTCGGTGAACAAGCCCACCCCCACCGATGAGCCGCCGCAAGAATAAGGGAGCCAAGGTCATCTGGCGCAAACTCGGCAAGGAGCGCGCATGGGGTCAGGCCACGATCGGCGAGAACCTTATCGAGATTGACCCCCGCCTCGGCGCCAAGCGTCAGCTCGAAGTCCTCTGCCACGAACAGATTCACCTGACCTTCCCCGAACTCAGCGAGCCCCAGGTTGACCGGGCAGGCAAAGACCTCGCCGCCCTGCTCTGGGCTCAGGACTACCGCCGCGTCCTCATCTCGCCCAACTCTAAGCCTCCCCGCATCTCGTGAGCCCTCCCCCTCCCATCAGCCCCGAGGACATTCCGAAGGAACTCAAGGACGGCGTCGTCGCGTCAGTCCTTGGCGGCCTAGCCATGACGGCCCGCCTGCTGCTCTCGACCGAACCCGTGTCCCTGGGCTGGGTCGTGCGCCGTGTCCTCGCCGCCGCGATCACTGCGGCCTTGGTCGGCTACGGCATCCAAGACCACATCCAAAGCCCGGGCCTGAAGATGGCCGTCGTCGGTGCGGCCGGCTACGCGGCCCCCGAATGTCTGGACTACCTCATGCGCTACATCAAGGCCCGCGGAGAGAAGGAAGTCGCCGCAGTCGTCGGCAAACCGAAACCCCATGGCAAAGGCAAAGCAGTCACTAAGCGGAAGCGGTAATCTCCTGCTGGCGGTCACGCTGCTCACCGGCTTCGCGGGAGTCTCGGCCCTGTCGTCGGCCTACATCGCCGGGTATGTCCTCGACCAACTGCAATCGACCGACGCCCTGGTCATGATCGTGACGGACGCGGGCCTGAAGTCCGACTCGGCCGACCTCGAGCGCAACATGAGCACGGCGACCCTAGCCCTGAAGTCCGTCCGCGACCTTGGTTGGGCCTTGGCTGTGGGGTGTCTAGGGGTAGGGGTGGCGGTCTTCTTACGCTCCCGCCGTCAAAACGCCTCCTAGGGCAAGCCAGAGGGGTCTATTGCCCCTTGACGGAGGCGACCCTAGGGGCAAACTGAACTCAGTCGGGTAGGGGTACGTTTAATATGGCGGGCCTCGATGACCTGAGGGCGTATCATATGTAGCGCCCTGACCCCTTGAGTGGGGTCACAGGGTATTTGCGGAAAGGTGCTTGACGAATGTGGAACAGTCCGCCAAGGTTATTGACGCACCACCAATAACCATGAACACCAAGCCCGCTATGATTAAACACACCAACGCCGAACTGGCCGCCGCTTTTCGCAAAGCTATGACCGGCGTCTTTTCAAACATGGAGGCCAACGCCAAGCGAGTCGAAGCTCAGCGCAAGGCTCGCATCGCCGCCGTCAACTGCAGCCGCTAATAGCCTACCCACATGAAGACCCTCATCGCCCTGTCCTTCCTCATCATCTTCGGTTGGACCGCCGTCGTCACCTTCGCCGGCCCCGATCTCGCCAAGGCCATCGACCGCTCGCTTCCCGGCTACGTCGCCAAGAAGCCCGCCGCGGTTAAGCGCGTCCGCTAATTTCCCACCCACCATGCCCAACGCAAACCACCCCTACACCGAGACGCTGACCTTCGCCGGTCGCGTCCTCCCCCTCAAGCGCCCGATGGCCGAATACGCCGCCCGACGCCTTCAGGCCATCCTCCCGCAGATCGCCGCGCTCAACGCCGCCGGCAAGTCTCAGGCCGATGCCGCCGCCGCCCTGGACACGACCGTCTGCACCCTCCGCCAGTGGCTCGACATCACCGGGACGCAGTGGGTCAACCTCAAGAAGCGCGGCCCCTACAATCGCCATGCCTGACCCTTCCCACCGCCCATACCGACCCATGACCATCATCCGACCCGACTCCCTCCCCCGCCTCTGGTGGCTCTTCCCCTGGAGCGTCTGCCGTCAGCTGCACAAGAACGCCGTGGCCATCCGCGAGATGGCTGACAACCAGTCCACGACCATCACCAATCAGGCCAACATCCTTGGCCGATACATGGATGAGAACCGCGACCTGAAGGCCGAGGTCAGCCGGCTCTCTCACTCCCGCGAGCATTGGATCGCGAAGCACGACCGGGCCTACGCCGTCGCCATGCACAACGAGCGCGTCATCGCCGACATGGAAAGCCGTATCATCCGCGGCTCGACCATCATCCCCGACGCTCACCCCCATGAGTAGTTTCCGCCACCTCGACGGCATGGTCGCCCTGCTCTCCGAGGTCTATGAAATCAACGAGCGCATCATGACCGGGGACATCTGCTCCGCCAAGACGGCCATCCAGTCCGACCGCATGAAGAAACTCCTGCACCACTACCACGAGGCCCTGCACGAGGACGGCGCCGTGAAGGTATCGCTCCAGGCTTACGCCGCCGCCGGTGGCTGGGTCGGCATCCAATACTCCTACGAGCTCGACGGCTTCGAGGTCGCCGGATCACAAGTCCCGAGACGCGTATGACCATCGAAGAACTCAAGGCCGAGAACACCCGCCTGAAGACCGAGGTTCAGCATCTGATGGTTTTCTGCAATTGCACCCTTATCCCTAACAAGGAATTACAGGCCAAGGTCGAGCGGCTGACCAAGGCCGGGGACTTATTGGCCTTTCATTACATCTCGCTTGGTCGTAAGTTCTTCCCCAATGACCCGCTTCCGTCCAGCCTCTCGGACTGGAACGCCGCCAAGGAGGGCAAGGGCCAGCCATGACCCTCAACCAGCGCTTCTCCGTCGTCGCCCTGCTGCTCCTCGGGTTGAACGCCCAAGCCAAGACTGACGCCGCCTTCCTCGAGGCCGTCGCCGCGGTCGAGTCCGGGCACAATCGCAAGGCCATCGGCAAGGCCGGTGAGCGTGGGATGTATCAGGTCGGAAAGGCCGCATGGGACGACGCCTCCGCCCGCCTCAAGGCCGAGGGCCACTACGCCTTCCCCTGGTCTAAGTGGCGCGACGCTACGGCGCAGGACATGGTGGCCGCTTCGCACCTCCGCTGGATCAGGTCGAACTTCCACCGCCTCGGCATGACCGACCCGACCCCCGAACAGATGGCGCTCGTCTGGAATGTCGGTTGGTCCGCAGCTCAGGCCCAAGGCTTCCGAGCCAACGGCTACGCCTTCCGCGTGGCTAACCTTTTCCGCTTGTCCTTAGCCAAGCCGCGTTAAAGGGTCTTGCCGATGCATCTCCTTGTGGCGATTGACCCTGGCGTGAACGGCGGACTCTGCTGGTCCCTAGACGGCGACCCGGTCGAGTGCGCTAAGATGCCCGGCTCTGATGTCGAGGTCTGCCAACTCCTCGCCGATCTCAGCTGCAAGGCCAAGGACGTAAGCCTCTACCTTGAGGAGCCCCCGCTCTTCGCCGGCAAGAACATCCCCGGCTCCGCCATCGGCAAACTGATGTGGAACACGGGCGTCCTCTACGGCGCCGCCGTCGCCATGGGCTGGAAGATACACCGCATCCGCCCGGCCATCTGGCAGAAGACGCACACCTGCGGCACCAAGGGCGAACTGACCACGACCCAGTGGAAGAACAAACTCAAGGCACGGGCTGCCGAACTGTTCCCCTCGGTCGACGTCACCCTCTGGAACGCCGACGCCCTCCTCATCTTCGACTCCGCCACCCGCGGCGCCATCAACTGAGTTAACATAACTCGGCAAGACCCTTTACTTTGTAACCTCTACCCTCACATGAAGAAAGACCCGAAACTCCCCGCCGACTACCGCATCATCGCGGACTCGTCATACATCGTTTTACCTGATCAGAAGGTCGCCCGTCTCCTGACCCCGACTGTCCGGGGCGGCGTGACCTTCTACAACCTCTTCGTCCCCGACTATACCCGCATGAGCCTCGCCGACATCGAGGCCAGCATCAAGGCCGGTGAAATCACCAAGGCCGAACCGACCAAATAATCTCCACCATGAGCACCAAACCCACGCCCTCCTCCGCCACCGCCTCCCTCGTCCAAGCGCTCGCCGCCCTGGACAACGTGAAGGCCAACAAGATCAACCCGGCCTTTAAGGCCAAGTACGTCTCCCTCGACGCGCTGCTCGACGCCATCAAGCCGGTGCTGCTCGACCACGACCTCGCTCTGATCCAGACGCTCGTCAGCCAGGAGGGCAAGGTCGGCGTCTCGACCGCCTTCCTGCACAGCTCCGGCGAACGCTTTGAGTTCGGCACCCTGCTCGTCAAGGCCGAGGGACTGACCGCCCAGCAGATCGGCGGAGCAATCACCTACATCCGCCGGCAGTCCATCCAGACCGCGTGCGGCATCTCGGTCGACCTCGACGATGACGGCGCCGTGGCCTCTGGCTTCCGCTCTGCGGCCTC